GGTTCGAGTCCCACGCAGCCCACCAGATAAATAAAAATTTTAAAAAAGGAGTTGACGGTCATGAGACGAAGATGTAGGAACTGTCGATGTAAACTAAATAATCAAACATGCGCCGTTAGCTCAACTGGATAGAGCAACCGCCTTCTAAGCGGTAGGTTGCAGATTCGAATTCTGCACGGCGCGCCAACCGGTAGGTGGTGAAGAGGCTCAACACGGCAGGCCGCAACCCTGTTATATGTCATCAGTTCGAATCTGATCCTATCGTCCAAGGCCTAGTAGCCAAGAGGATTAAGGCAACGGTCTGCAACACCGTGATCGTCAGTTCGAATCTGACCTAGGCCTCCAAAAATTTAATATAATATAGAAAGGAAATAAGTTTTATGCACTTTATTGATCAAAAAAATTTAGATAAAATTGAAGAATTAATGTTAAAAAGTGGTAGAACAATTGAAACAGCTTCTTTAAAAACCGTAGAAGAATTAGGTGAATTTATTTCAGCAAACTTTGGATTAAATAGTTATAAAAAAGAAAATCCTGAACATTTGCAGGAAGAATTAGTAGATGTTATTCAATGTATAATTTCTTTGTATGTTTTAGTTAATAAAGAATATCCATTTGATATTAATAAAATGTTAGAAGAAAAGAATATTAAATGGGAAAGTAAATATATTAATAAATAAAAATATGCGGTGGTGATGCAAATGGATAGACATCCGGCCCTAGATATCTAGCCGGTAAAAGCAGATGCGCGCAGTCTGTTACGGGTTCGAGTCCCGGACTCCGCACCACGTCCTCATAGCCCAATTGGCAGAGGCAGTAAGCTCAAACCTTACTCAGTATAAGTTCGAATCTTATTGAGGACACCAAAAATAGTAACAAAATTATAACAGATCTATTGTTACAATGCATTAGTTTATGTTATAGTTATTGTATAATATATAGTAGTTGCTGATGTAGCTCAGCCGGTAGAGCAATTCCATGGTAAGGAAGAGGTCGTAGGTTCAAATCCTATCTTCAGCACCAACGGCTTAATTAACTTGCAAGGTTTGATTAAGACTCATTGGCGTAAGTAAGGCGCTTGAATGAGAGGTTAGTGCAGGAAATCTATATGTTGTAGATACAGGGTCGTGTTAGAGGTACGCAAGAGACTGAGGCATGAGTAAATGTATGGAGTGATAAGCCTTGAGGAGATATATAGAGGAACCGATGTTTAAATGGCAGACGGAGCTTTAGTGATACTACCTTAACCCACGCAAAGGTATCACAATTTAATATGCCCGAGTGGTGGAATTGGTAGACACGCCAGTCTTAGAAACTGGTGCCGAAAGGCGTGTGGGTTCGAGTCCCACCTCGGGTACCATTATATTTGAATACAATCCCTAAGTCGACTATAAGGGCAAGTTGTATTTGAGTATTTCGGCGGAACAGCGTCGTTAGGGTGTCATTGCAAACCGACTGTTACGAGCTCGCTTGAAGAGCAGCGCAAGCATAAACAAAGACTGCAGCCATAGGGCCGTAGCCAAGCTGGTTAAGGCACGGGACTTTGACTCCCGCATTCGCAAGTTCGAATCTTGCCGGCCCTGCCAAATTAAATAGGGATGTGGTATAGCAGGTTATTATGCAGGGCCTTGACCCCTGAGACTCTGGTTCAACTCCAGGCGTCCCCGCCAAAATAGAGTCATCGTATAACGGTTAGTATATTTGGCTCTGACCCAAAGGATTTAGGTTCGAATCCTAATGACTCTGCCATACTAATTGGACCTGTAGCTTAATTGGTTAGAGCAGTGGACTCATAACCCACCGGTTCTCGGTTCAAGTCCGAGCGGGTCCACCATTAGAGGTTCTAAGAACCTTTTTTATTTTTTTAAATAATAATTGTATAATACAATAGACAAAGTAGTCCCAAAAGGACGATTTTATAGCTCAAAAAGCAAAAGGAGAATTAATATGTCTATATTTAGTGGTAAATGCGATCTATGTGATCATGTTGGCGGCCAAGGTGGCTGATACGACAAAGACGGTAAGCCAGTAAAATTTGGCGATGAAGGTGTTCATGTTTATTATTCAGACGAATACCGAGATTTCTTAGCTTTTAAAAAGAAAACTAATGGAACTTTATACCAACATCTAAGAGTAGAAGTTACTGAATATAATCAAGACTTCATAGCAGAACATTGTGATTATTTTAAAGTAATTAAGCATACTAAAACACTACCAGATAAAAGAGCAAAGTCTGGCGAAAAAGAATCTACTTATTATACTTATATGTATTATGATAAAGAATATAAGTCTTTAAGAGAAATCAATAAAAAACATGTCTATATCGTAAAAGAAATTCATTTTAAATCTTTATTAGATTTACTTCCTTATTATCCTTATATTGTTTCTGCAGCAGTTTGTAATGGAAATACTCAACGCGTATGGATATCTGATCGAAGCTTCGTTGATGAAGAAGAAGATTTAGCTTTAAAGCATGGTTGGATGCGCTCAACCACAGATTATTATAGACAACGATTAGCTGAACATTATCAAGAAGTAGTATTAAGATACTATAATCCAGCAGGAAGAGAAGTTGAAGAGTATGCTAAGTTTGATCCAGAGACTAGACAAGCAACTTTGGCTAATGGCATCGATGATAGATTCTCTGTCTTATGGAGAAATCCAGAGAGAAAATCTTTCTGAGCAAGTCCTGAAATTATAGATTATGATAAAGGAATTATTAAAATTTCTGAATCAGATTTAAAAACTTTCGGAACTAACGTTTTAGTTACTTATGTAAAAAAGAAAGAAAAAGAAGAACTTTTTCTAGGTTAATGCTAAATTATATACAAAATTATTGTATAATATAATATCTTGATAGAGGAACTTAGTTGTTCCAAAGATTAACTTTAGTCCTTGAAATATATTGGATGAAAGACTCCTAAAAGTTAGCTCGATATACAGGACATAGAATAAGAGCAATAACTAGTTATTTTTTAAATAAAGAAAATAATATCTGTTGTAATCCTGGTAGCTCAAAGGCAGAGCACCCGACATTTAATCGGAAGATTGTGGGGTCGAAACCCTCCCAGGTGTACAAGTGAGCAAGAAGAAACTCGGCAACAGATATATTTTCTACAGATAATAATGTAGGCGAGTGGTGTCCTAAATCGTGATGTTCTACATCGTTCAACTAGGTTTGCGAGTTATTATCTGTTAGTTCCACCACCCGGTACCTTCAATGTAAGCTAGTGATAAAGGCGAACGTACTGCTAACAACAGCAACCACCTCACAGCATTGAATGAGTGGACCAACGAGCATAAGTTCGCTTTAAGTCGGAAAAGCCGGGAAACTCCAGAGAAATACTCTGCAAGTGAGGGTTGAGCCTCACGTAATACTATTAAAACAAAAGGCTATAGCAGGTTATCTCTCAACCCTACAGAGGCACGGTAGTCAAGTCCGAAATTATTCAAGCCTTTTGTATAAACAGGTCTACTTGCTAGAACATTGAAACAGCCGATGTGGTCAACGCCCCTGTATAAAAAACAACAGTTGAACGTCTTGCTGCTAAGTGGAAGATACGTAGCCTCGCATAAAAGAATCCGACATTGTGATGTGACGAAAGTCGGTGAGGAGCGCCTTCTGTTTAATTAATCTGCCTGAGGAACAGGCCTATAAAGATAGAATATTACCAGAGCTAACCTAATCGTTCATGTGGACTTGAGCATACACCACTTTAAAGAAATGTGCGAACGTGATAAGTCGTCTAGTAATTACCTAATGTAAAGGTTCAAGTATTACAAGAGTCTGAGATAGACTGCAATGTCCAGCTACCCTATGTTAACTTCGGTTATTATGGTACGATAACGATCGCTGGGGAAAGCTACCGAGGAAATTCCGTTAAGTCGAATCAGAAGGAATTTGAAAACTTACTAATCCGTAAGAAGTTAGAAAAACATCTAATGTAAAGTTGCAGCTGGTATTAGGGGAAAGATTAATTTTAATTTAATAGTCGCTAAGACGTCGTAAACCTTATCGACTTTAAAGAAACTTGTGAGTTGGAAAACTCTCATCTATATACTTGAGATATAGATAAGCTTGTATTACTATGCGTGATAGACCATAATAAGTGCGCAGGTGGAGCGAGAAGCCGTGGTTAGAGCAATTGAGATCCAGAGTATGGTGTAGGTAGAAATATCGAAAGAAAAGCTCATTCTATTTTTTATTTATAACCTGTACCCTTGAAGTGAATAGAGCTAGACTTGAAAACGTAAACTCGTATTAGGTTGTCGAGAGATAACTAAGATAAGCAGGTTAACTATGAAATAAAAGGGTAGGAGAATAAATAGTATTAAAGTTAAAGCAACGTATTGCAACGTTGGGACTAGCTGTCGAGCAATTGGCAGTAATGTGTTTCTAAGGCACATGTATAGGACTCGTTTTTTCGTAGTATGGCTTTACTTGGGCATATGATCTTATGACGTATTAAATTCTTAGAAGGACTCATCTACGAACGTAGAAGGAGATTACTTAGACGTGTTTGTATTAGCGTCTATTGATTTAGCAAGAACCTTTTAACTGGGAGTTATGTTTCAGCTGTAGTACTAAAAGTCTTAAGTGCTATCAGTAAAAAAGAGAGCCTACTGGCATAACAGGTTCTAAGGTCGAGTTGCGGTTGTGGCGAAGGCGTAAGGCATAGCTGCTGTGGTTTTCTTACTTATTCTTGTCCCGGATCAAGAAAAGAAAGACTAAGGTCGGGCCAGAGACCTTTCAAAAACCTGTCCCAATAGACGCTGATCCGTATGCGTTGAATAAATGGCGGAGTCGATTAGTTTAGTCGAAAAACGAAGGAGTTTTTACATGGGTAAGGCTTGCCGTATCCTGAATTTTAAAGTAGGCTAGGAGGATGCATACTTCTAGCTGAAACCGAAATTTTATTCTAAGAGGAGATATAGATATGAAATTTATATTGACTTATGAATATTTAAAGGATCTGATTCTTTCTAACAATGCGACTAAAAAACAACTTAAAAAGTTTAAGAAAATGCAGAAGAAAGATCTAAGAAAATTAAACATGGTTTCATGATTTTGGTCCTAGATGTTCTAGGATTTTTTTCTACTAGAAGGGAGAACCTATGAAGCTTACTATTTTTTCAGTAGACGTTTTGAATAACGGATATTATGAGCAGCCGCTACAACGAGCTTGTATTCAAAGTTGGAGAAAAGCTCAAGCGCAAGCATCAAAATTTGATACTGAGATCGATATTAGATTATTTACTAATACTGATAAAGAATTTATTGAATTTAAGAATCAATTTGATTTTGATATTATGAAGTATAATCCTTCTCATATCGCTGATGCATTTAGAATGTATATTCTCTCTAAAAATCTTCAATACGTCTGGCTAGATACTGATATGTTTATTTATTCAACAGAAAAATTCTTAAGTAATTTTGTCAATGTAGATTATACTTTTAGACGATCATTTAATTTTCTATACTCTGGCTCTAAGAATAAAATCTTTGAAAATATTTTCGAACAGTATGTTAATAATCGAGATTTAATTAAATTACAAGATAATGAAGTTTCAAAATTATTAAGTCTTCAAGATCATTTCTGCGGTTATTCTGGTGTATATCATTTATATTTTATTGATAACTATTACTTACAACAAAATGTTCCGATATACATGGTTCCATTTGAATATTCATACGAAGACGCAGTGAAAGAAATAGAAACAACACCAAAACAACAATTTCGAAGAAAGCATATTTTAATTACATTAGAAGAAAAATATAAACGAACAGATTATATTTATAAAATACCTAAAAGTGATGAATTAGTAGATCTTTTAGAAAGTTTTTCTATTAGTATAAAAAAATATTTACATTAAATTTTTGTTGCTAAATTATATACTAATATAAAAATTAAGGAGAGTTTTATGTCAAACTTAAATAAAACATTATATGAACTTTCTGGTTTAAGCACCGATGTAAAGCCTATTCCAGAAGATATATGTCATGGTTCAACTTATTTTGAGCTTGACACTGGAATGAGATACTTTTATGATGAACGACTTGGTACTTGAACGATAAATCTAGGTGTACCTGCTAGTGTTCAACCTCCATTTGATAGACGTCCTCCAATACATCAAGATGCTCCATATTTAGTTGTCGGAATTTTAGATATTAAAAAGATATATTCAGAAGAAAATATTGATTTTTATTCAATAAACTATACTAATGGAACTTCAACTGTATTTACTGTTACAAATGCAAAACAAATTGATGAAGATTCTATAAATCAATTATTAGATTTCTTGTGGAAAAATTCTGAAACATATAGTGTTGGAGATATTGTTTTCTATCACAGAGCAATATATTCTTGTATTAGACCTGTAGAAGAAGTTAATCAATTTGTTCTTACTCCAGATAAAGATTCAATTCATTGAACAAAAATTAATTTTAATGTAAATTAGACGACTCTAGAGTGTTCGTCTTTTTTATTTTATTGTATAATATTATATAAATATTTTTGAAAGGACAGTGATAAGATTATGTCATTAGTAGTTGCTATTAAAGACGGTAACAGATTCATTTTAGGAGCAGATAAGCAAACCTCTGGGTGGAACAGCAAAGTTCATACAGCAACAAAAATCTGGCAAACAGAATACGAAAATTGTTGTATAGGTTCAGTAGGAACTGCGAGAGGTTCTCAAGTAATTCAACATATAAAAGGATTATTAGATAGCGCTGGTTTTGGTAAATCAGAATTAGATGATACATTTATCCATCTACAACTTCCTAGAACATTATATGAAACATTAAAAGCTCATGGTGTTTTAGTCGACGAACCAGATAAGCCGTTTTATATGCCAAACGCTTTCTTTATTGCATATAGAGATAGATGTTGGAAAATTAATCAAGACCTATCTGTTGAAGAGGTTGAAGAATACGATGCGATCGGTTCTGGAGAAGAAATTGCTCAAGGAGTAATCGAAACATCTCTAATTTATAATGAAAAAAATCCATTTAAGATTATTGGTACAGCTGTAGATATTGCAGCAGATAAGACTTTATATGTTGATCATGAATTAGAATATGCTACAACGATTGGAGATAAATTCGATCTTCCAAATTATTTAGAAGCAGTCGGAGAAAATCCTAAATTAGTTGAAGCTATTCGTAAGGAATGCAAGAAATTGAAAGATAATGAAGAGTTTAAGGTTACTCAAGAATTTCTTCAAAGTATCTTAGAAGAAGATCAACCTAAAGAACAACAAAAGGAAGAGCCAAAGACAAAAGAAACTTCTGAAGAAACTGAAAAAACTAGTTCAAAGTCTAAGAGAAATAAAAAGACTGCTGAATAATTTCGCTAAATTAATATGTTATTTTTCTTTCTAATATTGTATAATATTTTGTATTACAAATTAGAAAGGAAATTTAACGTATGCAAGTAGTTGAAATAAAAATTCCAGAAAATTGTAAGATTAGTAACATCGGATTTGCTTCAACATTAGTATCTGAAGCTTGTAAGTATACAAGTGATGATATTAATATTAAAACTGATGATAATGTTTGGGTAAATTTAAAATCTATCATGGGAGTAATTACTTTAAATTATAATAAGTCTTCTCATATTAGTTTACAAGTTTTTGGAGAAAATGAAAATTATACAGCATCTTCTATTAAAAAGAAGATCGAATCATTATTTAAGATGTATATCACTGAATAAGATATACGTCTTAAATAAAAACATGGGCTTGTTTTATGGATTCGCTTGGAGTTTTGAAAAATGGTAAGCATGTCCGGTAGACCGGGTTAAAAACGTCGAGGTTTAGAAATAAACGCAAACTCAATTAAAAACAAAATTGCAAACTTCTTCAGAGGCTTCGGTGCTCAAAGAGTTGCAGCTTTAGCCTAGTCAGTAAGTACTAGCAAACGAACATTAGCCGACCCGAGCTAATAAGTAGTTATAACTTTTAGGGTGTAGAGGAACTTTGTATTTATTAGTAGTCGAAAGGAAATCGAACCAACTATAGAAACTAATCGAATTACATTTCTATTTTGCTTATTTACAGATGGTGTAATTTGTACGAGGACATAAATAAGATAACATGTAGAAAACCAAATGAATAGACTTTAATACAGGGGTTCGACTCCCCTCAGGTCCACCAAAAATTCCAGACTTTAAGTCTGTTTATATAAATACCTGTGTAGCTCAATTGGCAGAGCAGTGGTCTTCAAAACCATCGGTTGTGGGTTCAAGTCCTACCACAGGTACCAAATAAAAGTATTAGATACTTTTATTTTTTTTATGCTAAATTAATTAGTAATTTATTTTACAAGGAGATTCTTTAATGAAAAAGACTTTTTTAAATGAAGGTTTTGAGAATATATTCAGAGAATTAAAAGAAAACTTCGATGAAGATATTTTAGATGAAAAGCCAGTAGAAGAAATAGAAGAAACTATAGATGGCGTTAATTTTGAACCAACTCCATGTGTAGAGGAAATTTGAGAGTTCGCTAACAGTGAACCTGTTGATGGCATCTATACAATTGTTAAAACAAGAGAATTTAAATACGATCCTAAAGTTGACCATAGTCCAATTTCTAATAAAGTATATCATTCTTTTATACAAAGACCTAATGCAGCTTTTGTTTTACATAGAGATTTAAGAGACAATTCAGTATCAGTATCACAATGATCTAAGAAAATTTTCGGTAAAAAGTTAGATCCAATTGGAATGTCAGATGAAGATCAAGCAGCAATAAGCAATCAATTTAGAACTATGTTTACTAATGATATTGCAAATGAAAGTTGTACAGCTATCGCTCATGCTAAAGATGAAAAGCATTTAACAGAAGCAGTAGATAGATCAGAAGAATTTTATGATGCATTAGAAGATAATTCACCAGCTCAAATGTATGTAGCTAGAGAGATCGTTTATAGTTTAGTGGATGATGAGTATTCAGCTCAAAAGTTAGCATCATGAGGCGAGTCATTAGATTTTGACGAACAACTAGCTTTAGACTCATTAATTGCGGATGCGCTAGAAGGTGCTAATGAACATATGGCTATGATGAATTATATAAATGATAGAACTCTTCCAGTTACATTATCTAACGAGATCGACGATAAGTCTAAACAAGCTATGGATGCATTAATCGCATCATGCAAAACAGAACAAGAAAAGCTAGGCTTATTATTCCAAGCAATTAACTTCTTAGTTCTAGACGGATATATTGACTAATATATAAGGAGAAACGTCAATGAGAAAAACTTTTCTAACTGAAGGCTTTGAAAGTATTTTTAAAGAGTTAAAAGAAGATGTTGACGGTGAAATTGAAATCGAAGACGAAGACGAAGTAGAGGATACTATTAAGCACGAGAAAAAATTAATTAATGAGGCGCCTGATGCTTATGGTTTACCGACAGATGACGAATTAGAAGCGGAAAAAAAGAAAAGATTAGCTGATCTCGAAAAAGAATTTAACGACAAAAAACAAAATATACATACGCAAAGAACTCAATTCGATAATGAGGAAATCAAAATAAAGAATCTTATACAAGAATTCTATAATAAAGTTGATAAAAAAATTCAACAGTTTGTAGAAGATATAAAACAAGGTAAGTACTTAGAATTTTATAGCTACATAAGAAATGACGACATTAAAGAAGTAGGATTCAAAGAAGGAAAGATGTCTTTTAAATTCAACGATAATTATATTGTTGCCTATGACGTTAAAACTCATAAAATATGATGATCAAATCCTCGTTCAAGTGTGTCACAGAAATTACCTTTAATTATGAATAATCTCGATAAATATCTACAAGCGATAAAAGACCAGAATGAACAATCTAGAATTAACGCGACTAACAATAGACAGCTAATGTCATTATTTAAAAATCCAAATTTATTGACAAGTATAAGAAAATCAGATAACCCAGGCCATTGAGCACATGGTGGTAGATTCTGTGTATTCGCATACAATGGAAAGATTTATTCATATGAAGATTATGATTCTGGAGCATATTCCGGTAATCATTGTCATCAACTTAGAGAGTTTAATCAAATAGGCTTAGACGAAGACCACGCTAATTCTTATTATGATTACACATGTCCAGTAATTCAAAAAATTGATCCAGCTCAAGTTGGATTAAAGGTTAAAAAAGATAGCTATGGTATTACAGTAGACGGACAAATAGATTTAACATTACTTGATAATTTAAAAGAAGATATAGATTTAAATAAAAAAGTAGAAGATGTTGCTGAAGACGAAAAAACTATTCCAGACGATTTTGAAGGTCAAATGGATTATTTAATCGATGATGAAAAAGAAGCAGTTAAGGGTTATAAAGACGTTGAAAAGAAAGTTGAAGATAACCACGTTAAAGATCAATTAAAGAAAATCGAAGATGAAGAGAAGGACCATCAAAAGTTCTTAAAAGATGTTAAGAAAGATCCAACAATAGAATATAAAGCAGAAGAAGAAAATGAATCTGAGGATGATTCTAAGCAACCAGAAGAGGAAGCAGAAGCTCCTGCTGAAGACAATATAGAAGAAAACTTAAATCATTTTATAGAGTCATGCGTAGATGATTATAATAAGATGAGAGAAAGTTTAACTGAAGCATCTACTAACATCTGTGCTTGTGGCCACAATGATTCTCTATTAGGTATATTAAGCAAGAAGTTATTTGGATTTATGTCTAAGAGTTCAGACAAGAAAGTTCAAGATGCATTATTACAATCTACTGCTCAAACTGTAGAAGAAGAATTAATCGATCATGCTAGCAATGGAATGGTTCCTAACTATGGACCATACAATAATGTAGAAGAAGCAGCTTATGCAGTTATCGCTGCAGTAAGAGATAATCAAGCAGAGTCTGTAGATAGCGCAACACAAAACGTTATTAATAAAATTGTAGCTAGTTGGTAAAATTAAAACTAAATAAATAACACGAAAACGACCTTGTGTCGTTTTTTTTTGTTGTATAATATAACATAAAATGAGGTGATAGATATGGCTTTAAAATTATTAGAGTTTATTAAAACACATGAAAATTGGGAAGAGTTATTAACTAGAGACCCTTATAATTTAAAAATAAATAGAGATAATGGTTATATTTTATTTAAGTATAATCAATTATGTTCCGATTTTAATTTATCAGAAGTTCAAGAGGCTAGAGGTATAATCTTCAGAGAATCAGATTGGAAGTGTGTTTGTCACCCATTCAATAAGTTCGGAAATTATGGAGAGTCATACTGTCCTGAGATTGATTGGTCAACAGCATCTGTTCAAGAAAAAGTTGATGGTTCATTAATGAAAGTTTGGTATGATAAAGAATGGCATATCTCAACTAACGGAACTATTGACGCATTTAAAGCACCATTAGAATGCGCTAATAAAGATATTACTTCTTACGGTGAATTATTCTTATATTGTTTAGCTTCAATGGGAATAGGTTATGATAATAAGTTTTCAGATAATAATTTTTGGCAAATGTTGAATGATCATTTCTGCTATATGTTTGAAATGGTTTCACCTTACAATAGAGTTGTTATCGAATATACTGAACCTAAATTATATTACTTAGGTTTAAGAAGCATGGTTACTGATAATGAACATTCAGTTGAAGAGTTAGATTATTTTAAAGATGTTTTTCCTAGTCCAAAGAGATATCCATTACATACTTTAAAAGAAGTTCAAGAGGCAGCAAATGCTTTACCTTGGAATGAAGAAGGTTATGTAGTATGCGATGCTAATTTCAATAGAGTTAAGATTAAATCTCCTGAATACGTTTTAGCTCATCACGGAAGAACTAACGGTAATATTTCTATTTCAAGATTATTAGAAATAATTTTAAATAATGAAGTAGATGAATTCTTAATTTATGCAGACGAGTATAAAGATAAAATAAATAATTTAATTGCGGCTATGGAATTATTTAAAACTCAAGTTAAATTAGAGATCGTTAACTTAGCTCCGGCAAATTATACTTCAAGAAAAGAATACGCAGAAACCGTTAAGAAATACCCTTCTTATATGCAATATTTCTTGTTTAGATATGAAAAGGTTGACGAAGAACTTAAAAAGATAAGTATTTCTGGTTGGAAGAAAATCTTAAGCGAAAGAGGTGTCATTTAATAATGAAAGAGCTATATCAAAAAATTAATAAAGAAATAGAAAGCTCTGGCAAATATGAATTTGCTACTGCTGAATTATTAAATGCACTTCTTTTCAAATTTAAAAGTACTGACTCTATTGAAGAAGACTTTAAAAAACTTAGATCAGATTATAATCATTATTGGGATCTAATAGATGAGTTAAATATAGAAGATGATCTACGTGAAATTCTTATTGATCTATTTCATAAGATTAATACTTATAATATTATTGATGCATTACTTGAAGTAACTAAGCATAAAGATAGAATTCTTGCTCTTCCAAAGAAGTATAAAAAATATTTTATGCCAGTTTTAAAAGCAATTTATGATAAACCAGGTATTACTGATGTAGAGCTAGAAAAGAAATTAGAAACTAAGAAAAATAAATTTGCAAAGTTACTTGGAGATTTGTACCGCGAGAATTTAATATCAAAAACCTATGATGACATAAATAATATCTCATATTATTTTCTTACAGCTATGGGTATAAGATATTTTAAGCTATTAAATAAGGAGTCTATTAAAAATGATTAAAATAATAAAAGAAGGCAAATTACCTATAAAATCTAAAGTAATATTTACAGCAAAATGTGATAAGTGTAATTGTGAATTTCAATTTGAACAAGAAGATTTTACTAAAATTGAAAGACGTATTGATGGATATCATTTTATAGCTTGTCCATGCTGTGGTTATGAGATTGTAGGTAAGTACGAAGACTTTAATCCTAATGTAGTTGAAGATAAGGAAGACGGTGTACAATAATGGTAAATTATTTTGCAGATGTAATTCCTTATTGTAACAGAGAAATAACTCGAAAATGTGAACGTTATATGAGAAAGCATAAATGTTCATTTGTTGAAGCGTATAATAAATTATATAATACTAACTATAGATATACTTATTTAGAGAAAATTAAAATGTTATCTATGGACACTAGACAACATTAGGAGGTAATTAACAATGGACTTAGAAAAAGCATATAATAAAGTAGATAACTTGTGTTGTCTTAATCATAATGTTGTAACTATAACTAATATAGATATCGAGCATGGACGTGTTCCAAAGAAGATTGATTTTTTTGAAGGCTATAATGAAACTAAAGATGATGATTTTTGTAAAGACGCTAATGAAATGATGGACGCTTTAGAAACCATTAAAGAGGTTGTTGATTTACAAAAAGAATTAGGTTGTTCATTCAAGGTATTATATAAAATGATGAAGCAAGAAAAGATTAATTTTATGGGTGCTATGGTTAGCTATTATGTATTTTATAATCTAATAACTAATAGATTCGAAATCAGAAATGAAGAGACTATGGAGTTAATTCCTTTAGCTGATTATAAAAAATTTTGGTGGCTTAAGGAAGATAGGAGCGAATAACAATGTTACCTACTTGGTTAATAGTAATTTTACCGGCGTATATTTTCATTAATGTTATATGGTTAATATTAATGGTCGCCGACAGTATTAGAGGCGTAGGAAATTGTGAAACACCTTCAGATTTTATGGACGCACTCGGCATAAATAAAGGTGGAGCAATATTTATATTTATTTTATACGTATTAATTTTTCCGTTGTATAATTTATTATTATGGATTGTCAGACTAATTTACTGGCTATTCCATGTCGGAGTAGAAGATAGGAGTAAGTAGTGTATGTTTAGAAAAGAAGATAGAGAAGAATTAAAGAAAATTAAAAGAGAGTTATCTAGTTTATATAGTCAATTATGGGATAAAAATTATTTAGAGAATAGAGTTAACTCTTTAAAAAAAGAAGTAGAAGACCTTGAAGAGAAGAAGCGTTCTCTTAAGTTTACTGACGGAATGCACAAAGGTAGAGTAATGATAATGAGAACTCCGTTAAGAGAGAATACGCCTATGTTGTATCTTGAAGATTATTCAGACGGACGTTTTGGTGGTTATCGTTGGACTTCGGATATAACAAAATCTGAACAATATTCTTTTGAAGAGGCTTATCAAATAAAAAATAATTTTTGTGCATTTAATGATACAAAAGAAAATTTATTAATTGTTTGCGTAGATGATATAAAAGATGATGACTATGATCCAGAAGGCAAATACAAGAATGAATTATTAAAAAAAGATGGATTTGCTAAGGATCATGATGAAGAGTAATATCTAATTATTGTATTATATAATATAGATGGAGGTAATTAGTATGCTAGAATTTATAATGTTAGGCGGACTTCCTGGTTGTGGTAAGTCAACTTGGGCAAAAGATAAAACAGAATATGATGTTCATTCTTCTGATGCAATTAGAGCAGAATTATTTGGAGATGAGGATGTACAAGAAAGACCGTCTGAAGTATTTAAGCTAATGTATGATCGAACTCTAGCATCTTTGCGTGCAGGTAAATCTGTAATATATGATGCAACTAATTTAACAAGAAAGAATAGAGTAAATACTTTAACAGAAATAAAAAAGGCTTTAAAGGATTTAAACATTAAATATAAATATATTTTAATATATGCTCCAATAAAAACTTGTAAGATTAGAAATAAAAACAGAACTCGTCACGTTCCAAATGTAGTAATAGATCGAATGGTTAAATCGTTTGAATTACCAGTAAAACAAGAAGGATGGGATGAAATTAAAGTAGAGTATTCTTCTCCTTTATACGTTAGTTATAAAGACGCTATTCAAACTTATATTGGACAAGAGCCTCATGATAATCCTCATCATGTATTAGATATTGATTTACATATGTATGGTGCATATGATTATTTTGTTCGTAATTATGAATTTACTACTTTCCCTTCTTTCTTAGCTTATGCTATTTTATTTCATGATTTAGGTAAGAAATTATGTAAAACATATTATAATAGAAAAGGAGAGCTTTGTGATAAAGCACATTATTATCAACATGCAAATGTTGGTGCTTATCTTGCTTTAGGTTTAGATTTTACCGGCTTTGCTTGGCATAGTGCAATACACGGTTTAATCGAAGAATTCTCTGAAGAAGATAAATACAATATGGCATTATTAATTAATTTTCATATGAGACCTTTAGAAGCTTGGAAAGATTCAGCTAAAGCAAAACAAAGAGATAAAAATCTATTAGATCCAGATTTATTCTGGTATGTATCAATCGTACATGATTGTGATGTTAATTCAGAAGAAGATTTAGAATATTTAGAAAGATTTAAGAAATATTGTAATAAATATAGAACAGGAGAGATAAAATGCTTTTTGGAATAATTTTATTTATATGTACTACTGCACTATTTATTTTACATACTAGTAATTTAATACTTAAGAATAGAGGAGAGAAGCATGAGTAATGATTTAAAAACAAATCAAAGTAAATATATTTCTTTATTGTTAAGACATAAACCAGAAGCAGGTAATCTAACCCTAGATTCACATGGTTGGTGTGATACTAATAAATTAATAAATGCAGTTAAAAGAGAGTTCGGTCAGTTCGACTTGAACTCTTTAGAAGAAATAGTTAGAGAAGACTCAAAGCAAAGATATTCTTTTAACGAAAATAAATCTAAGATTAGAGCAAATCAAGGACACAGCATCGATGTTGATTTAGAGTTTAAAGAGATAATTCCTACTAAAACTCTATATCATGGAACTGCTACAAGATTTTTAGATTCAATCTTAAAAGAAGGTTTAAAGCCACAATCAAGACAGTGGGTTCATTTAACTGATAAATTAGAAGAAGCTATTGCAACAGGTAGAAGACATGGAAAACCTGTTGTATTATATATTAAAGTAGATAAAATGTTAGAGGATGGTTACAAGTTTTATATCTCAGAAAATAATAGATATATGATTAAACATGTACCATCTAAGTATATTGAAGTAGGTGAATATTATGATTAAAGATGATTTAGGAAAAAGAATGAAAGAAAATTACGAGATGCGAGCTAGAACTTATTTAACTCGTCGTATGCCAACTATTATCAGATTAGACGGTTGTCACTTTCATACTTTCACAAAAGGATTTAAAAGACCTTTTGATAAGTTATTTAATAGAACAATGCAAGCAACTACAAAATTCTTATGCGAGAACGTTCAAGGCTGCGTACTTGCTTATACTCAATCAGATGAAATTAGTTTATTACTAGTTGATTATAAAGATTTTGCTAGTGATGCTTGGTATGATGGACAAGTTCAAAAGATTTGTTCAGTATCAGCCGCTCTTGCTACATATGCATTTAATAAATTCTTTAATGAATTTTATTTAGAACAATTAGCTGAAAAAGGCGAAGTTGATTCTTATGATTTAGTTTATGATAAGAAAAGAAAAGGTGGAGCTTGGTTCGACGCAAGATGTTTTAATATTCCAAGAGCTGAGGTAGTAAATTATTTTTACTGGAGACAAGTTGATGCCGAAAGAAATTCAGCAAACTCTCTTGCTCAAAGTTTATTTAGTCATAAATCATTACAAGGATTAAATCTAAGAGACACTATTGCTAAGTGTGAGATCGAAGGCGGAGTAATTTGGGGAGAATTACCTACTGTTCAAAAACGCGGTTGCTGTGTTAAGAGAAATGGCGAAGGCAAATGGGAAGTTGATTTAGATATTCCTAGATTTAATCTAGATAGAGAATATATTGCTAAGCGTGCATTAATTAAAGAAGATTTAGAATAATAAATCGATCAATATTAGAAAGGACTGAGTGAAAATATGGCAGAATATTGCGGCATTAAGATTTTTAATAAAGTAACTATTGTAGAGAAAACTTGGAATGAAGAATCTACTTATAGTTGGAAAGGTAATAAAGTTAATCAAGGTTACGTAGTAGATTATGGTAACAAGAATATGTTAGAGAGTGCAAAGAACTGGGCAGAATGGACTAGTTATGATAATGCACTTTATGATGAATGGACAAAATTTATGCGTGAACATTCTTCTTACGATCATGGTACTAAATGGGATAGTCCAGAAAACGAAAGAATCGCTGATACTTTACGTACAAAGTATTATGACAGTAAGCAAGTACACGAAGGTATTATTCATGATTATGATAATGGTACCTTTGAAATAATTTTAGATGAAGCCGCTGGTAGTTCAAGTCAAGGCGGAAAGCTATCTTTCTGGAATTGTATAATCAAAGCATCTGACGGAAAAGCTTATTTAATTGGTATTAGTTCTGATTTATTATTACATTTAATGATGAAGAATACTTTTGTTAATGGTGCTTGTCAATCAAAGATTTGGCTAGGAAGAATTAAAGGAAAGTCAGTCGGAGCATTTACTGAAAACATGGATGAGTTCGCTCAAAGTAAAGAGGATGAAAAGCTTAGACAACAAGCTGCTTCTGGAAATAGCAGATACGTTCCTGGAGACATCGTAGGTAATTTTAATAATAGATATGTTTATATAGGTTCTTTTTATAGTTATATTACGCAAGAGCGTTATCAAAGTTATAGTCGACCTACGTACATTTATTACAAGAAGCCAAGAATAATGCATTTATTTTCTGATTTAACGGATGGAACTTTTAAAGAAGTAGCATATCCAACTTATAATTATACTAAACCTAAATACAATGTATTTGGACATGTTGATTTAACAAAATCTGCTTATGACTATATTAAAGAGTATCTAGAAAACTATATCGCTAATTGCGAATATCCTTATGATCGTATGAATAACAAAATACTTTTATATTCATTCGCTGATACTAAAACTGCAGATCTTAATGAGATTAAGGCCAATATTAATAAAGCAGTAGCCGAATATTTAGAGAAACACCATATTAATATTACATTCCGAGATGAGGAGGAATATAATAATGATAAAGAAAAGTATCGTAATTAATTTATTTGCAGGTCCAGGTGCCGGTAAATCTACCGGTGCTACTTATATTTTCTCCAAATTAAAGATGGCAGGTATTGATGCAGAGTATGTATCAGAATTTGCTAAAGATAAAGTATGAGAAGAGAATGAAAGAGTATTTCATAATCAATTTTATATAACAGGAAAGCAAGCTTGGAAAATCGCAAGATGTAATGGTAAGGTTGACGTTATTATTACAGACTCTCCAATTTTGTTAGGTGCTATGTATTGTGAAGACAATCCTGAATTAATTTCTGCAATAAAATATGAATTTAAAAAATATAATAATATTAATTTCTTTATTGAAAGAGTTAAGGGATATAATCCTAACGGCAGAAATCAAACTCTAGACGAAGCTAAAAAGATTGACAAAGAAACAATTAAGTTTTTAGATTCTTGTGGTGAGCCATTTGCCGTTATTGATGGAGCACAAGATGGTTATGATAAGGCTGTCGATTTAATTCTAAAGAGAATTGAAACTATTAAAAAGAATGAGGCTTAAGCTACTTTTGCTTAAGTCTTTTATTGTATAATAATATATACATGAGGTAAAAGAATAATGAATAATAAATTAACTGCTCTGTCTGCAGTAAAGCCTACTGGACAAATAACTTTAGGTAATTACTTAGGAGCAATAAAACCATTTATAAAATATCAAGATGAAACAAACTTAATTGTATTTATTGCAGATTTACATGCACTAACTCTTCCTATATCTCCAGAAAATTTAAGGAAAAATACTCTTGATTTATTAAAAATTTATTTAGCTGCAGGATTAGATCCAGAAAAAACTTTAATCTTTAGACAATCAGATGTTTCAGCTCATACTCAATTAGAATGGATTCTTACTTGCAACACGGTCTTAGGAGAATTTACTAAGATGCCGCAATATAAGAATTTCGTAGAGAAAAATCAAAATAAAGCTATACCTACAGGAATGTTATTATATCCATCATTAATGAATGCAGATATTTTATTATACGATGTTGATATTGTTCCGGTTGGAATCGATCAAATGTCTCATATAGATTTATGTAGAGATGTTGCTGAGAAATTTAATAATAAATACGGAGAAACTTTCAAATTACCTAAAGGTGTTATTCAAGAATCTGGTGCTAAAATAATGTCGTTGACTGATCCAACAAAAAAGATGAGTAAGTCAGAATCAGATAAAGGAACTATTTATTTATTAGATGACATAGAAGTGTCTAAGAAAAAAATAATGAAAGCAATTACAGACTCTGAAGGAAAAGTGAAATACGATCCTCAGAATAAACCTGGAGTGTCTAATTTAATGGTTATATATTCTTGTTTATCTGGACTAGCTCTTCAAGATATTGAAACTAAATATCTTGATGTAGAAAATTATGGAGTATTTAAACGAGACTTGTGCGAACTCTTAGAAAAAGAATTGTTAGAACTTCAAGATAAAATTAAACGTTTAGAAAATAACTTAGACAGTATTCTACTAAATGGAAAGAATGTAGCAACAGATTTAGCAAATAAGAAAATAGAGAATGTCTTTAAGAAAATTGGATTAAGATAGGAGTGATTACATTGGAAAAGACAACTTATAATAATGCAGTAAAATTAATCTCAAACGTATTAGATAATACAGACAAGTTAGATTCATTATGTCATTTTTATGGAGTAACTCGTAGTGAAGTCGTTGAAGTGTTTGAAGATTTATCATTAATTGGTTTTAAGGAGAAGTATAATCAACATAATCATTCAATAAATAATAAGGAGTAATTATTATGGATAGAGTTACTGAAAATTCTGAAGAATTAAAAATTGTAGACTCTCTAGACTATAGAGGATTCCACGTAGATTTTTATGATGATGATCCTGGACAACAAGTCTATACTAATTGAGAAGGTCGAACTGTTGGATTCGGTGCATTCAATCTTCAGTATAAAGAAGATATGAAATGTTTAATTGATGAGAAACTAGATTTAATTACAAGATTTCCGGAATTAGAAAACATTCATGGAGCAAAGTTAAGTTGGTTCTATAATGGAAATGGATATCAAGATATTGGATTATATTATAGAAGTAGACTCATAAGAGTATTTCTAGTTAAAGATAAAGAACTTGCATTAGATGAACATCAGATGTCGATAATAATAAATATATCTAAAAAAATTTTATTAGAATTATTTGCAGAAAAACAGTAAAAAAGAGTGTACACAACACTCTTTTTGTTGTATAATATATTATATAAATAATATATTTATTTTGGAGGAATACGTATGATTACATTAGAAAACTTTTATCAATTTGTTTCAGAGATTAATTTAGAGAACGGACGTAACTATAAGTTAGAAGTTCTAAAGAAGTATAAAGATAATGAGAATGTAAAGTATTATTTGAATTATGTTTTCAATCCTTATATTGTTACAGGAATTTCAACTAAAAAATTAAATAAAAAAGTTTCAGTTAAGGCTTCATTTGATTTATTTAGTGAAGATACTTTTACTGAAAGTCTTAATGTTAAGGACGTTTTAGAATATATAAAAGAACATAACACAGGTAGAGATGCGGATTTAGTTGTAGTTCAGAATTTAAAAAGAAATTTAAATACAGAACTAAACAACTTATTCGATCAAATTATTACTAAGTCATTATCAATTGGAGTTAATGTAAAATCTATTAATGAGATTATGAATGATTTAATTCCAACATTCAATGTTCAATTAGCTAATAAGTATTTTCAAAAACCAGAAATTGTTGAAGGTAAAGTATTTGCTTTAACTACAAAGATCGATGGTGGTAGAATTATTGCTCTTAAAGAAAATGGCAAAGTTAGTTTTTATACAAGAGCCGGACAACCTTATGAAGGATTAGTTGATTTAGAACAAGAGATGCTTGATAAACTTCCAGACAATATTTGTTTAGACGGTGAAATTACTCTTTTAGATAAAGGTGATTTAACAAGTAAAGAACAATATCAACAAACTATGAAGATCACTCGTAAAGATGGAGTAAAGCACGGCGTTAAAATGTTAGTATTTGATTGCATGACTGCTGAAGAATTTAGAAACCAAAAATGCGATACTCCATATTTAACAAGACGAAATAATATGTTGAATAAGTTCTGTGAATTATTACCTGGTGTTGCTATTAGTATATCAGTCGCTACAGGTACAAGTCCTAAGGATTATTATAATAATATAATACAGTTATTAAATGATAATTATACGTATTTTCAAATACTTCCTTATTTATATATCGGAGACGACTCAGAGGAAATTATTTCTTGGTTAAATTATAACATTAATCAAGGTGAAGAAGGAGTAATGATTAATATGATTGATGCTCCATACTCTTTCGATAGAACAAATGATTTATTAAAAGTTAAGAAAATGAATGATGTCGATTTAGAGATTGTCGGATATGAAGAAGGAGATAAACAATATGCTGGAATGCTTGGTGCTTTCGTAGTTAGATATAAAGACGGCAATACAGTTAAGGTTGGATCCGGTATTAAGAAGAAGCTAAGACAAGAAGCTTGGAAAAATCCTGACTCTTATATTGGTAAAATTATCTCTGTGCAATTTTTTGAAGAAACACAAAATCAAAATGGCGGATCTAGTTTAAGATTCCCAGTCTTTTTAGATTTTAGACCGGATAAATTAACTCCTGATTATTAATTGCTAAATTATCTGTAAAGGAGTTTGACTAAAATGGAACTAAATGAAGCAAACTATTGAGAAGTAGAAGCTAAGTTAAAAGACTGATTACAAAAGAAACAAGCAAATCCATCTTATAACAGAGCATATCAAGCAATGTCAGAAGATAAATTATTAACATATATAAATGTTGCATTTAATCTTGGAGTAGGTCCTTACGAAAGTATACTAAGAGTTTTACAACAAGAAGCAATTGATAGACTTAATCATCGCGCGAAGCAAAGTCCAATTAATGCTACACTATTAAATGACGCGGTAAAAGCAATTGATGAACGAATTAGTACTAATAAATTATTAGAGACTGTTCGTAAATCCGCGAAGACTTTTGAAGCAAGTACAGAGCATGCTAATCTAAAAAGTACTTATCAAAATAAGATTAATAAACTTGTATCTGATTGTTCTCATTTAACAATCAATTATTCTGGAGGTATGGATAAACTATTAGATTATTATTCAATAGATAATTCGAATAGTAGCGTATCTAATTTCTTGACGAATACTCATCGAGCAACTGTTAATCTTAATGTATACAAGGAAGCTGGATTGTTCGACTTAAAGAAGAATGCTCCAGACTTGACTAACATAAATAGATTCTGATTGGGATTTTATACTTCAACTTATAAAGAGGCTTATTTCGAAGCAGTAGTTTTACTTAAGTTTATAGAGATGGCTGCAAGTAGAAATCTTGTTGATGGCAATGTTGTTAATCTTTCATTCAGTCCTCTTCTTCATGCCTCTTTTAAAAATAAATCAAATAAACAATTCGACTTCTGAATTAATGCAGATACATACCCAACAAAAAATTTAAAAGATTTTTTAAATGGATCATTTAATACTTTAGTATTATCTTACTACTGTTCAGGCAAATCTCGAACTGTTATAGATTTTGATTTAAATGATCTTGCAGGTTCTTTCAAGAAATTAATTAGCGAAATCGGTCCATTACTTTAATTCTCATGTGAGGTTATATTTATAAAGTAACGTGTATTGCTCCAGGCGTAGATAAAGGTAAAATCTATATTGGACAACACGCTAAAGCAAAGTTTTCATATAAATATAAAGGAAGTGGTTCGCTAATTACTGCAGCAAAAATTAAGTATGGTGAAGACTATTTTAAGGTAGAGCTGATTGAAAGATGTAAAGATCAGAAAGAGTTAGATGAACGAGAACAATATTGAATTAAGTATTACGATTCTACTAATCCGCTAATTGGATTTAATCAGTCAGTCGGTGGAAGATTGAACGATGCTAAAATGAATTATAGAAAAGATCGCGAAGCAGTTGAGCTAAGAGAAATATTAAATAGTAAAGATCCGAAGAAAGCTCGAATGATCGCGTTAAACGATCCTTCTAACTGAATTACAATTTATAGAGATAATAAGACTCGAGAAGTATTTAAAGATAAATTACAATTCTATTTAGACAAAGGATGGAAGGTATTAAATTTTTAGAAAAGGAATTAATTAAATATGTTTGTTATTGAAGTAATAAATAGTGATGTCTATTTTTTAGAAAAGGTTGAAGGAAGAACTTCT